GATCGTTATTAAGACAGTCAAGTATGATATCAAAGAACAATGAATAATCTTCGTCCCTTGCACAAGTCATTATCTTGTCAACTTTATCCACCTCAACATTTTTATTTGTAACACTTAGTATATTCTTTACAAATTTTAAATTTTCTTTATCTAACATTATTTTCTCACAATATAATCATCTATTACAAGAACACTTAACCCACATTTGTTAAATGTGTTTATTGCATCTTGTGGAGTTTCTACAATCGGTTCTTGGCAATTGAAACTTGTATTCAGTAACATAGGTATGCCTGTCAACTTAAAAAATGCATCAATAACATCGTAATATCTCTGATTAAATTTTCTGTTTACTGTTTGTATCCTTGCTGTTCCGTCTACATGTGTTACACCTGGTATCTTATCAGACTTTACAGGCATAATTCTACTCATATACGGACTTGATTGATTAGTGTCAAAGTAATCTTGATAGTGTTCTTCCAGAACACTTGGTGCAAATGGTCTAAAGTCTTCACGTAATTTTATTGTGTCGTTAATTTGTTTTTGCACATAATCTGCCCTTGGATCTGCTAATATGCTTCTGTTGCCTAAAGCTCTATTACCGCTTTCGCTACATCCTTGATACCATCCTACTATTTGGCCGTTATCTATAGCCTCTGCAACTTGTGTACATATTTCTTCGAAAGGAAGTTTTTCATACGATAATCCTTGGAATATTTTTTCATCTACAATATGATTTTTTCCTGCATATACAGTAGGTACATGAACATTTTTGTTTAATACAAAATCTGCATGCATATATGTTCCTAATGCTTGCCCTTCATCGCCAGCGGCAGGCGGTACATGCACGTTAGTATAATGTTTTGTAAATTCTTCATTCATATATCCATTATATGCTACACCACCTGCAATACAAATATTATCACAAGTTTTTAAAGGATATACATATTTTTTTATTAAGTCAACTGTATATTTTTGTAATGTAAATGCAATATCTTCTCGAGATACTTTTTCTAAAATATCTCTACTTCCCCGTGGTAGTTTATGGTTAGGATCTTTTAAATATTTGTGAACCATTTCATATACATCAAAATTAAATTTTCCATATCCTGCAAGACCCATAGTCTTACCAGCACCAAGATAACCAAATCCTAAATCTTGAGAAATTCTATTCCATAATCCACCTATTGAAACTTTGTCACTTATATCTTTTATATTGCCATCTTTGTCTATAAAAACACAATTAAATTGCCACCCTCTGCCATCTATAGCAAGAATATCGCTTTCTTTAAATCCACTACTTAAAAATGCATATGCCGCATGACTTTGATGATGATCTATGTAATAATAATCTTTTGTTTTGTAATAGTCCCATAACTTTGTAGGATAAAATTCTAAGAAACTTTTGTCTTTAAGTGTATTTTGTAAGTAGTCAATTACAAATTCTTGTCCTAAATTGCTTACAGTAAATGCAAACATCTTATTGGCATCTTGGTAACCAGGTTCTATATGTGATTTATAAAATATTCTACTAGGAGTAGGGTCATGCGGATTTTCCCTATTTAAATTATGTTTTTCTCTTGTGTATCTCTCAGCAAGAAAATGCACTTTACCATCATAAGTGTTGTGATCGTGAATGTTTACTGCTACTGCCAAAATATCCATAAATTAAGCCATTACATCTAAAAGGTTTATTTCGTTTGCAATCCTACCTGCAATTTCATCTCTACGCATTTTTGGACGTTTAGGAATAATGTCCATACATTTTGTGCAATATTTTTCAAATTCAAATAGATCATAATTCATCATTTTTGTAATATTATCTACTGTAATGTCAAATTCACGAGAACCGTTAATCGCTTTTCTACTACAATGTCTAATTTTACGTATTTCAAAATCAAACACAGGCACTTGAGGAAATTTTGCACAAACACGTCTTTCAAATTCAGATGCTTGAACTAACTCATGATCTGTAAAAAAGTCTGGAGATCTTGAATTATATTCTTTGAATTCTGTGTTTTCGTGATCTATTTCTGATAAATCAAACATGTCTCTATATTTAAAATATCCTGGTGTCTCAATAATCAAATTGTAGTTATTTAAATCATTTTTTGGAAGAAAAGGATAATTACCTAATTTTTCAATCTTATCTTCATAAAAGTCTAGCACAAGATGTTCAATATAAATTATATCTCTATCTTCTAATATATGAGGATAAAATTTACGGACTAAACTATTTGACAGTACTTGCGGAATTAAATTATCATGACTTTTTATTTCGGCTATTACTTCGTCTAAGTTTTTGGTAAGACCAGGTTCGCCACCTAACAAACAAATTCTTGTTTTATAAGGTGATAAGCCCTGTAAAATTGTACGAACTAAATCCATGTCTACATTTAAATTTCTCATTTGTAGAGTCCAAGCAGTACAGTAATGACAACTTTTGTTGCAACTTTTCGATAGATAAAAATCTACAGTCCTGTACTCAGATCCTTTTAACTCTTTAAGTGTAGGAGTCATAAACCTTTTTGTTCCTTTTTCCAAAGTTTAATTATAATTTAACATAATTGATAATGCTTGTCAATAATAAACTTATTTACATTAAAATTTCTTCAGCATCAGATTCAATCTGTTGCTTGTTCCAAGATGCAATCGTACGTGTTCTTTGTTTTGTCATCTTCCTTGGTTTGTAATAAGGTTCTAGCTCAGGAAATACATCAAACAAATTCATTTCCCATTTGGTTCCTTTATAGTATAGATCTTGTAGTATCAAATATTCAAAAATATCTTGAAGGTCAACATTTGGATCAGCTGGTTTTTCAAGTATAGCAACAATATCCGGCCAGTCTTTGTACTTAGGAATAAGTTCATCTTTAATTGGTTTAGGTAAATTATTGGGGCGTAATGGATATGGATATTCTAGCATAGCCCAGTTAAGTTGATCAATTACTGGATTTTCTTTACACCAATCTATTACTTCATAAAAACGCAACACACTTAGAAATGATATCAAACCGTTAAAATCTACTACAGCATTATCATATTGATTACACAGTTCAATATTTTTTACAACTTTATTCCAATCAGTACGTCTACGCATGTATTCAATTGTTTCACCAACGCCATCTACAGATGCTACTACAGCAACATGGTCAAACTTTGGAATATACTTTAACAGATTATGTTTACCGGCTTTTGTTTCTGTGAGATTAGTTTGGTATTTTAATCTAATTTTGTCAGCATGGCCACCTTCTACTAGGGCGTTAAGCATTTCGTATTGTTTTTTCATAATCAAAGGTTCACCACCTATAAGTTTTATACTTCTTGTGTAAGGTGCTAGTTCTATAATTTGTTCAATATTACCTTTTGTTTTATCTCTCAATACATCTTTGAAAAATCCATCTGGTTTATGTGCATATTCTGATCCCCAAATTTCAGGAGTAATTACACCTTTTTCCATACTCTTCATACGTGTTGTCGAGTTAGAGTAATCACACATATAACAATCTAGGTTACATTCAGATCCATAAATTTTTAATTGTACTTCAAATATACGTTCACTAGGCTCAGCAGGCAAACCATGTAAATCAGTATATTTAGAATTACGTATATAAAATTTGCCAGTCTTTCTAAATTTACTAACTTTGGATTCTATCTTGTTCCAGAAAGGTGGATCATTTGTGTGTATTTTTAGACAATTAGTGCGTCTACTTCGTCCATACCTTTCTTCGTCTGATACACATCTTTCACAATAGTTTTTTACAGCCTTAAGGTCGGATCCAGGAGTAATCATTTCTTTCCTAATTGAATTCATGTACTCACTGTTTTCCATCCAATCTTCTAAAGAAACTTCGTCTACCATTACACCACTTTTTCTAGCAAAACAGCATGCTTGGTAATTGCCATCTATTTCTGAATAGATTTGATTAAATGGAATATCACAAAAAAATATTTCTTGAGATTTTGCAAGGCTTACAATACTATCTTTTTCCCTTGCTTTTTTTTTTCCGGTTTCGTCCATTGTGTTAAACCATGTTGCTGTACTTATTTTACCGGGTTTGCTTTTATCTCCCGGACCACCTTTTGTAAGATGCGGTGGAGGCTCAGACCAATTGATAGGTAGTGCATCTACATCCCAGTCAAATGCCCATGCTTTTTCATGACACCAAAAACATTTTCCACATTCTTTAGTAAAGTTTTCAGTTTGTGATCTTGTGCCAACACATGATCTTGTCATAGGAAATAAATCGTCCATTAAACCATTTTCTATATATACTCCTGCTACAAACTTTTTATCTACATTTGCATATGGTTGGTATATACCCAAAGGAGGATTGTGTCTATTTGGTCTGTATGTTTCTACATCATCTAATTCTTTATCTCTACGCCTTTCTGCTTTATCCCAAAAATTTCCTTCTTTCATTTCTTCTGCAGGCGGATTGCGTGTCATTCCATCTAGTCTTATAGCACCCGGAAAACGTTTCATTAAATTCCATGATATTCTATCAAGCTGTATTATTTTTGATACTTGCGTTCTACGCATTCCTTTAAATTGAGGGTATTTTTCAATAGTGGCATCACACTCAGCGTATGTAACAAAATCTTCTGTGCGATCATTAAATTCATATATTTCTATATCAGGTATATTGTTGTTAGGAAATTTTTCTTGGAACCATTTTATAATGTCAGCAGCGGCATCTGCGTCTAAAGGTGCATTTAAGTCTCTTACTGTATAAGGAATAATTTGAACTTGCGGAAAATGACTCGATACTAGATACATTAGGCTTGCTGAATCTAAACCTCCTGATAAACTAATAGGACAAATCTCAGGTATTTCTGTTGCAAATAAATCTATAGTTTGATCACTGTGTGTAATTTTCATAATTTAAACCTTTTTAATGTTGTATAAATGAGTACGACCAGCAGTCATTGTAATATTATTATGTAGTCCTTCATCGACAATAGTCTGGTACATTTGGGCAAAAGCAAAATTGTTACGTTCTGCCGCAGTAGTTCCATATTTTTGATAGTCTGCACACAATGGTAAGTGTATTTTGACATGCCATCCAAGTTTGGCCCAGGCGATTGCAGAATAAGATCTTGAGAATAACACACATCCTGCTGTATTACAACCACCAATTATAATGTTATTCTTTACAAAAGGTTGATCCGTTTCCCTTTTTACTTTTTCTATTAATTGTACAGGAGGAGGACATTGTTCCTCTTGCTCATTATAGTCTATATCTATCCAAGGATTTTTACCCTCAATTTTTACCAATTTCCGTATTTCATTAATAGCTGGATCCTTAGGATGTTGGTCTGACATAACAATCCATTCTCCTTTATGTCTAAACATCATTTCTCTTAAATGTGCATAACGTAGATTATTATCATGATCGTTTGGATCTAATACAGGATGTCCATGAAAATCTATTAATAATACTAATTGTTTTAATTCCATTTTTATCTAAACCTTATTATCTCTTCTGGTTCTGGTTTGTAATCAATTTTTTTATCTGCTTCGCTCATGCCATCTCTTCTTGATGTTTTACAATATCCTAATCCTGCTAATAGCATTACAGGTCCTTCTACAAAAGGAAAATCTTTCCATGCGTCTAATTCTGCTGGGTAGCATTTTATATACGTTGTATCTATTCCTTGCTCTAATAGAAAAGCAGTAGCATTTTGCATAAACATGCCTATTTCAACTGCGGCGGTTGTTTGAAAATTTCCAAACATACTAGCATGCATCTGTTCATAAATATCGTTTTGTTCAATTATAGCATTAGCAATGTATGGATTAGGCTCTGCTACTCTTTGACTAAAAACTAATATATAAGGAGCGGTATTATAAAATAAAAAATTAGGATTATTTCCTTCTTCATCGTAATTTTCGATATTATTCACGTTATGTCTTACATTTGTTCTTCTCTTGTTTAGTCTTGATAGCCCATGTATCTTATCTTTTAGTATTTGGTTTTCAGGACCAGGACCTATTACGTTTACATGATAAGGCATAAAATTATTTTTTGATGGTGTAACCTTCCAAGCCTTAGTTAAGCATTCATTTACTAAACTTTGTTCTGGAATTTTTTCAGTATCAAATCCCCAAACATGCTTTCTACTATCCAATAGCTTTAAAAGTCTTTTCTCCATTTTACTCATTGTAAAACTCCTCTAGTTCTGGAAACACATCAAACAGTTCCATTTCCCATTTTGTGCCTCTGTAATGATTATCTATCATTAACAAATATTTAAGAGTGTCCTTATAATCCAATCCACCTGAATTTTGTTTAAGCACATTCACTATGTCAGGAAAGTTACTATACAATGGAATAAGTTTTTGTTTTATTTTTTCAGGTAACACATTTGCACATAGTTTAGCTGGTCCTCTTATGTTTGACCAATTTACTTGTTCAAGTCTATGATCATTTTGTTCAAACCATTCTATCAGTTTATAAAATCTTAACACACTTAAAAAAGAAATTGTTCCATTTATATTTACTCTAACATTTGGATATTTCAATACCGTATCAATGTTTCCTGAAATATTTTCCCAACTAGATCTACGTCTAATATAATCGTTCCATTTTCCCATTCCATCAAGTGATATAGTAAATTCAAATAATTCAAATTCTGGAATAAACTTTGTAAGTTTTATTTTTTCAAATTCAAGCACAGTCATGTTTGTTTGATATTTTACAAACATACCATCAGCATATCCTGTAGCAACTATTTTTTCTAATAAATCATAAAACTGTTTCATTACAAGAGGTTCGCCGCCAATAAACTTGAGGTTACGTATATAAGGAGCAACAGCCACAATCTGATCAACTATATTTTCTAGTTTATCTTTTTTAAAATTTTGAATAGGTGTTTTAGCATATTTGGAAAAAATGTTTTCTTGCTGTAATTCTTTGGAATGTATTGTCTTAAGTCTTGTGCTAGAGTCATAAGGTATACACATATAACAATCAAGATTGCATTGGTTGCCAAACGCCTTTACTTGTACTTCAAATATTCTTTCTGTAATTCTACCTTTGCCTGTTTTTTTGTATACATCAACTGCATTTCTAATACCAGGCCATATTCCTTTGTCGTTGGTTTGTATTTTAAGTGATGCTTGCCGTCTAGATCTTCCATATTCTGCTTCTTGGTACAAACAGTTTTTACAGATTGTTTTACAAGTATCTAAATCACTACCAGGAGTAGTCATTTCTTTACGCATTTTGTTTAGTATTTCATCGTGTATGAAATAATCGGTCAACTTTACATCTTTTATGTTCGGTCCATGTCCTTCCTGTGCCCAAGAGCAAGGCTGGAGTTCACCTCTTGTACTAGTATACAACAACTGGAAAGGCGCACTACAAAACCATATATCTTGATTTCTAATTTGATCTTCTAACAAAGGAAATTCTTGAAACCAAGAACTAGTATCAACTTTTCCATCTCCTAGAAAAGCATCGCCAGGACCACCCTTTGTAATATGTTTAGCTAAGTTGTTCGACATACTATCCTTGTAAGGCTTCTTTTACTTTACCTATTACATGCTGTATTTCATCTTCCTTAAGCCAAGCGTGTATAGGTAACGATAAAACAGTGTTAGAAGCATGATTACTAGCTGTACAAGCGTCACTACGGTAGTATATATCATTATACATAGTATTACGGCTCAAAGGTGTTTCATAGTGTATAGAAGCTTTTAAAGCATCTTTAACACGCTTTCTAGTATCTTTATCTTCAAAACGCACAACATACTTATGGTAATTATGGTTCAAACCGTTAGACATTTTTTGTGTAATTAAAGGTAAGCCTTCAAAGGCAGTGTTATATGTATTTGCTATAGATTGTCTACGCTCTTGATTTCTATCAGCATGTTTGAATCTTTGATTTATGATCAAAGCATTTAACACATACATGCGGCTGTTGTAACCTAACATACTAAAGTCTTTGTCTTTACCATGTCTACGTATCATCTTTATACGCTTTGCAACATCTTCATTATCAGTTAGCACTACTCCACCGCCATTCACACCTGCTATAACTTTGTTACTGTTGAAACTATACACACTTATATCGCCGATAGTGCCTGCTTTATTACCGTGCAAACTACTACCAAGACTTTGTGCAGCATCTTCAATAAACAAAATATTATTTTCCTTACAAAATTGTCTAATTTCAGAAGTATCAGTCATGTTACCAAACAAGTGTGGATATATAATTGCTTTTACCTTATCCGAATACATACGTTTTATACTCTCAATAGACATATGGTAGCTATCAAGATCTATATCGCAAAAAACAGGAGTAGCTCCAACTAGACTCACAACAGCACTACTGCTTATCCAACTAAAATCAGTTACTAACACTTCGTCTTCAAAACCTATGTTGTGAGCTAGTAATGCAAAATGAAGTGCATCTGTAGCACTAGCAACACTTACACAATAATTTCTTCCTATACGTTTTGCAAAATTGTTTTCAAATTCTTCATTGTTTTCATAATTTAACTGAGACATAAAACCGTCAAATATGTCTAAGTACGCTGATCTATTTTCTTGGTATTCTCTATCCCAACCGTCGTATGATATCATTTTACACCTTGCTTTGCTAAATTATCTGCAATCAATTCGGCCATTAATCTACATGATTTGTATCCTGGATGATTGCAATCTCTTCCTTTGTCTACCTCTTCAACTAAAGGAACTTCTAACTGTTCTGCACTATGCGGAAAAAAAGTTGATTCAAAATATGCTGTTTTATTTTTCCATAGTACTCTATCTGCGTGAACATAAAACTTAGATCTTAATTCCCAACTGTGCTTCACACAATAATGCGCCTTCCATGGTTGCACATTACTTGGACACATACTGTCGCCAAAAATAGGATAAGTTGCATTTACCTGTCCTACTGGTAAGAAGTCTGTGTATCTACGTGTGCTTGACCAACATTGAACTATTGCCTTAGGATGAGGATAGTGTTCATGTAGTACTAAACTATTCCAGCAAGCATGATCTATAGCAGATCCACTTATTCCTAAATTTACAGTAGGTATGCCTGTAATGTCTTGTAGTACACTAGGCACCGAGTCTTCTATTAAGTTTGCTATACCACATATGTTGCTACAACCTATAACCACTATGCTGTTTGCCCAGTCTATAGTGTCAAATTCTGGTGCTCTAAATCCATTTTTATTATACTTGTAAGTAATTTTTTTATCATAGTAATACCAACTAGGACCTAGTTCTCTTTTTTTGTGAAAATATTCTTTATTTGTATCATTGCCTCCATCCCATTTGACAGTAACATCTGCGAATTCTGATCCTATTAAATCTTGGTTCATATTAATTGTAACCTTTCTGCCCTTTTTCTTGGAAGTTTGTGCCAAGTTTCTAGAGCTTGTGTTTTATGACCCCAATATTCTTTTTTAACTCTTTCTTGTAAATGTTTTTTATCTGGTGATGTAAGTTTAAAGTTTACATTTTTTCGTAGTAACGGACTATCAGGATTGAATCCCCTATTTGTGTTTATAAGAAGTAAACTAAAATCTTCTTGTTTTGCTATTTCCATAGCCCGATCAACTTCGTGTTCGTTGTAACCAAAAATAATATATTGCCAAACGATAGTGTGGCCTGCGTCCCTACCTTGCTTCATACGTTGCCAAACATCAGTAAACTTTGATCCAATACGATAAAGTTCACTTTTTTCATCTATACCATCCACTCCAAAATACCAAGCATTTTCTCCTACACCATAACTATATGCTTCTTCCCACCATTCATCTTTTTTGCCGCTGCCAACTGTAGCTATTCGTACTGCTTTCCCTTGTCCATCGCACATTTTTAATAAATTTAAAAATTTAGGATGATATATAGGATCTGAAATTTGTCCGCAAAAAGTTATTCCAAAATCATAATAATCTAATATCTTTTTGAATTGATCTTCTTCTAAATCAAAACTTCTGCGAATTTGTTCTTGACTAGAAGTCTTTTGCCTAATACATTGAGGGCATCTAAAAATACACCTATGAGAAGCGTCAATGTTAGGACGGCAACGTTTTTGCATTTTTACATACTCGTCAGTAATCCGCGCCATTTGCCTGTGCCTTTACTTCTATTCGCTCTTCTTCTCTAACTTTATCTTTATCTATATCTACTCCGCATTTCTTTTTACACATATATGAGGCGTTTTCTGGATCATGCAAAAGGGTTTGGAAAAAATTTTCCCATTGATCAGATGTGAATATATCATCTAAACTCTTATTGTTTGACAAAAGTAATTCTTCGTCTTTCAATCCGCATTGTTTTACATATCTATATACAGGTGGATCGTCCATCCAACAACATGGTAACATAAAGCCGTCAGACGTATATGCTGCTCCTTTATTATCTCTAGTGTCAAATGCTAGACATCTAGGTTGTATCTTCATAATGCCTCCACAATAGGATAGATATCAGGTTTTTCAATCTGCCGCTTATAATATACGCTGCCTCCGTCTACAATATTCTTATCTCTATAGTAAATTATTTCTTTCCCATAGTATTTACACTCTTGTATTATCCTTGGAGCAGGATCAAATGTTTCTTTTGTGTATACATATGTGTCAAAAATGCCTAACACATTTTTTACTGGAACAAAAACATTATTATAGTTAATATTAACATAATTTGCATCATAAGTCAAGATTCCATAATCATTAAAATTAGCAAGTGCATTTTCTGCCGCGGCATAATATTTGTCATTAGTGCCAAAAAATAAATATTTAAATTGTATGTCATCTACATGTGGTTTGTAAATATCAAAATTTATACGTTTTTCAAAGTGTGATCCTACACCATTAGGATAAACTTCAGTATCACAAAGATCTACAACTTGTTGCGGCTTGTAAAATTCTATTGCTTTAGGATAAAGTGTCGGATGATTTTCTGAGTAGACGCTTATAACTTTTCCACCAAATAGTTGTTTAAGTGTCTTTTGTTGTATGTCATTGTAGTCGTTAAAACTTTGCCAACTAAGTGTCATCATGCTTCGCCCTAGTATTAGTGTCACTTCATCTATGTGATCTTCGTAACTATCTACAAACACATATTTACAATGTATGTATTTTGTTTTAATAGCTTCTATATATTGTTCTTGGCTAAAATTTCTATGTCTTACAATCACAATCTGTGCAGGGTAGCCGGCTTTGTTCAGTAAGTCACAATATTCGTAACTGTAATATAATAGTCCATCAACTGGTTTACTTGTCACAACAATGTTAATCATGCCATTCCTACAGCGTATTTAATTTATTAAGCTCGCGATTAGTCATAGTCTTGACTTCACTGAGTAAATACATTAACACAAATACTCAAAATTGTCAATAGGAAAAAATTGATGGCAGATCCAAAATTTGCAATATCTGATGCCCCAGCTATATATGATCAAATTACAGATAAATTATATCCTAGCCAAGAGGATATAGCTTGTGAATTACAATTACAAGTAATAGGTGATTGGGAACCGTTAGATTTTTCTATAGATCAAAAAGAATATCAAAAAAATGTAAAAAGTTTTATAGATAACGATTGGTTTAGGCCCTTTCAGCCTAGAGAAGGAATAATAAACAATCGTGAATCGGTTTTGTTATATGGGCTAGAAGGTGATGAACCTACAGCACTTACTGGATTATCTCACATCCATGCTAAACTAGGATACAAGCCAAGAGAATACGAATTCAGTTTTCCAACACAAGCCGCTAAAAATTTTTCATGTATGAAATCTGTTTTTGATTATTATGATATGGGCAGGTCTTTCTTTATTAGGTTAAATGCTGGAGGATTTTATCCTTGGCATAGAGACCATATGTATTTAAAGCGGGACACTATTAGACTTATTGCATTTTTAGGTGAGGCTAACCTTGACGGGTTAGCATGGGAAGTAAATGGACAACGGGTAGATGCGTTGCCTAATCATGTATATTATGTAGATACACGCAAGTCTCATCGGTTACATGCACAACAAGATGCTTGTGATATGGTTGTAATGAATGTTAGAAAAGATTGGTTAAACGTAAATAGAATACTTAGCCATTTAAAGTATAGATAATTTCTTTAATTTTATTGCTTATTTTTTTATGTCCTAATTCATTTGGATGGAAATTAGGAGAATAAAATTCTTTGTAAGAATTAGTTGTTAAAAACGATTTCCAATCAAGTGTTCCTACACTTTCTTTACCATCTTTAAAAAATAATTCTTTTATTACAGGTGTAGTGTAAATTTTTGTTCTGTCTATTAAAAACTCTAAATCTTCTATGTACGGACTAGGATTGAATTGTTCTATATACACATCTTTTATACCTTTGTCCTTACAATAATTTTGCACTAAATTTATTGACTTGTACCAATTTAAATGTGCCGTTTCAGGATAGTTTACTAAATTATACCAGTTTTCTTCCTCAGACTTATAACTTTCTTCAGTCTTTGACATACCAGGATATAGATCAATCCAACCTTTTTCTCGACTGTAAATAAAATCTCTGTTGTGTTGTGTCAGCATTACAACAAGTATATAGGTATAATTTTCATTATAAATTTTTTGTAATTGTTTTAGTTGAAAAATTAATCCAGGATTAGAAGCACCTACTAAAGAAAAATTATGACATTCGTCATAATTTGTGCCTAGTAATTGAATAAAATTTTTGACGTCATTTTCTTTTTGAGTAGCACCAATTTTCCAGCCGGATTCAAATAATTCTGCTCCTGCACCGTAGCTATCACCAAATGCTACCAAAACGTTTTTTGTCATAATATTCTCCTTTTTATTTGTTCAATTGTCAAATTAGGAATTTCTAAATGAAGCATAAGTCTGTTTTGATCTACATTTCTTACTCCATGCGATTTCATAACATTTACAATGGCAGGTGATAGTACTTGATATTCTCCTCCGTCTTTGTAGTAAGTGATAGCATTGCTTTTAGGAAGGTCATATTTACTTTTACCGAATAACGGAATCATTAATAAACTGTTTTTCCTATAGGGAAAGTCCTGATGAAGTGCAACATCTTCTCCTTTCCGTTGAAAGAAAAAAGCAATCAATCCAAACTCTGCTCCAGGAATTTTTTCCCTTACAAACTTACAAATATTTGATATATTAGGATCATTTTCATTACATTCAGATACTAAATCTTTGCGTATATGCGTAGTAAAAGGTAATTCTTTCTTGAATTCTTTTACAGTAGTGCCGCTAATTTTAAAATTATAAATCTCTTCAAATTCTTTTTTATGCGAGACTACTGTTTCATTAATATCTGTCTGTACTAAAGAATGAAAATAATCAATTAATTTGTCTTGATCAACTTGTATGTCAAAACTTAAATACTCATCATTCATTCATATACCTTCTAAAGATATTTATACCATGAATAAATATGTAAGCAATGAAATTGAAGTTTGTAAACTTATACCTAACCTCAAAATATATCAATTTTATAAGTATCAATCCTAACTATTGGATGTTAAAATCTTATTATCGATATATTAATGTCATCAATCATGATAGGATTGAATGGACAGATCAACTATGGCAACCTTTCTACACTGTTGACCAAATAACAGAAATAATTATAAAAGAAAATATTGATATCCTATGTTTATCTGTTTTTGTTTGGAACAGCGATTTTACATATCAAGTTGCTAAAAAAGTAAAAGACAAAAATCCTCACATTAAAATAATTGTTGGAGGTCCAGATATTATTGCCTTGACGGACAAAGAATATTTCAATAAGCATTATTACATTGACTATGCTGTATACGGTGACGGAGAAGAAGCATTTGCTAAGATTTTAGATAGCATACTTGACAACAGTGAGATACAAGATGGCGTAAACACTGTAACCAAAGACAAAGTTTATCCTCATAAAATATTTTATGATAAAAAGTACAACAAAATAAGTTCTATAATGAGTGAAAAATCTATCATTAAAAAACATGTGGAAGAAGTAAACAACAACACTGATGTAAAATTTTTACAACTACGTTGGGAACGTGCTAGAGGCTGTCCGTACAAATGTAGTTTCTGCGATTGGTCTAGCGGACTACACCACAAAGTTAAACGTAAAAAATCTAGTTGGAAAGAAGAATTAGACTTTTTGTTTACACTGCCTGTAATGGTCGTACCTACTGATGCTAATTGGGGAATATATCAAGAAGATATAGAAATTACAAAATATGCTGTGAACAAAGGAAGATTTTTTATCTCTAACTTAGCTAAACTACACAAAGACAGAGTATTCAAGATGTATGATCTAATGGTAAACAGCACACACTCTAGACCTACCAACATTAAAATATCTTTACAGGATATACATGAAGATGTACTTGAAAATATTGATAGACCAGAAATACCTTGGGAAGAACAAAAAATATTGTTGAAAGAATTTAATCAAAAAAATCCTGATATTAATATTGTAGCAGAAATAATAGTAGGCTTACCTGGGCAGACTATACAAAAACAATTTAATCAAATGCTTGAATTTAAGAAGGCTGGCATTAAATGGATCATATGTTTCTTTTGGGAACTTATTCCTAATAGTCCCGCGTCTAACATTGAGTACCAAGAAAAGTTTCAAGTTAAATTTGAACCTCTGACTATTCTAAATGAACCCAGAGCAGAGTTTTCAACAATACAAGGTATAAACAATTCTATTGATAATGGAATACCTGGATGGTCTAAATCTAATATTGTAACAGCAAGCGGCGAACAAGATTTAGCAGACATACTTACTTGTTTTGCTTTTACAGAGGTTTATAAAAAAAGTGCCGCAGAAAATGATTTTTCCCTTCTAAATGAAACTGTGTGTAAGAATATACACGATCATATGAAAGTTGAAGCAAGTCAAATACTAGACACAAAAATTTTTGGTATTTACAGTGAAAAACATAATTGCTACGTATCACCAGATGTGTACTTTTTTGCAATGGATTATAATGATTTAAGTAAAAGATACACTGAAATTGGTTGACATATATACATGTCTTTGTTATAATTAAATTAATCAAGAGTCGCTAAATATTTTATGGATAACATTTTATACGCAAAATTACCAATAGTATTTGAAAACTATAAACAATCGCTAGATCACTACAAAAAAATTAATGATGATACGTGGTTTTGGGATACTTATAGAGAAGTAAGAATGCTTCCGTTATATACGCCTGGCGGAGCAACAACTAAATCAGGATCACAAAATAATAGGAAAGCTGATCTAGATTGGACTGAATATGCTGATAAAGATACTATGGATTTTTTTGAACAAAAAGTATTTCCTTGGTTAGATAAAAAGGGTAGAATAATTTTGCTTAAGACTCCGCCTAACGATAGTCTTGCTGTGCATATAGATTGTAGTAAACAATCCTTTCATACAAGGCAACATAAATTACGTGTTGTGTTACAAGGCGAAGTCAACAGTCTTACCTTTGTTACTAAGGACAATGATGTGCAACCAAGTGCTGATCATAGGAATTTATTTGTAATGAACGGGGGATGGCCTCACTATATGACAAACACATTTGATGATTGGAAGTATACAATTTGTTTAGGAGCACCTTGGGAAGGTGGAGATACTGACGAGTATATTAGCCTAATAGAAAATAGTCAAGATGTCATAGAACTAGACAAAAATTATCTTCCTATTGATTATGAACAATACTTTGAAGACACAGAAGCAAGAAAACGAAAGTTTGAAAATGAAACTTCTTAATCCAGAAAATAATACATTTGATGCTATTATGGTTGATCTTACACACAGATGTAACATGGAGTGTGCTAACTGTTATATTCCTAACAGGGAAATTCCTGACATGGATAAAGATAAACTATTTGAATTTGTTAGTAAACTGCCCAATAGAACATTTGTAAGATTAATTGGTGCTGAAGCTACTATGCGAGATGATTTGTTTGAAATAATAAAAGAAGTAAAGAATTTAGGACATAGAGTAAGTTTGACAACAAATGGATTGAAACTTGGCAGAGAAGAATATGTAATAAAACTTAAAGAAGCAGGACTAAGGCTTGTATTATTAAGTATGAATGGAGCAATAGATAATGAAGTGTATAAAATTCTAGACAGCGGAAAGTATGCTACACTTAAACATAGGGCTTTAAAAAATTTACTAAAGCACAAATTTATAGTTAACACAGGAACTATTATTGCTAAAGGAGTAAATGAAAAAACAATTAAAGACCAAGTTGATCTTATGTGTGACTATGCAGATGTATATAATGTCAAAATACCTCCTGTTGTTAGATTAAGAACTATTGCTACACTTGGCAGAAGCATGGGAAATGATCATACGTATAATTTTGCAGACTTTAAAAAAGTAGTTTGCAGTAAATTAGAAATAGACGAACAATATATGCAAGAAAATAAAACACAAGAAATAGTAAACAACATGGAAGGATACGTTTTTAAATACAAGAACGTTTTTATAAGATTAGTAGACTGGGCAGTTGACGATGAAGGTGTGCCTGATTTTGGAAATGAAATGAGAGGACGTATTACAGAGAATTGGCAAATTGCTCCGTTCTTTCATCATGTTAAGGAGAATGAATATGGTTATTAATGATATACAAGATAATGAAGCAATTAAAGAAGAATATTTTAAAAGTGGATATGTTCATATAAAAACGGATCCTAATAACATTGAACCAATTACACTTAAAAAAATTGCTTCTTATTTTGGAAAATTATTAATTACAGGCAAGCATCACATACCAGGAGACAGGCATGTACAGTTGCTACAAGAAGATGCTTTGTTTGGAAATAAAGTAGTGCCTTGGCATAATGATTTTAGTTATAGTATAGGCGATTACCATGGAACATTATTAGCATTTGTTGAATCAGATAATCCAACACATACAGAATTTGTAGATTGTAACAAAGCCTATGATTTACTAGACAACAAAGATAAAGAGTACATAAAAGATGTTGAATGTTCATTTGGTATACCTGTAAAATATGACGGACTTATCTCGGAGACGCAAGTTAAAGTAATAAGAAAACATGCTATGACTAGACCAATGGCAATGACGCATCCTATTACAAAGAAAACTTCTTTATATTTTAGCCCAGAAACACTTATGGGTACAAACAAACCTATTGATAAAGAAAAATATATTAAGCATTGTGAAACTTTAGCATTTAAACATCATTGGGAACCAGGTAGTATGATACTATGGGATAATAGAAGGATGCTACATAGGCGTGATGCTTTTACAGGACATAGAAAACTTTTAAGGGTAAATTTTCAATATGAATTTTAATGTTAAATCTTTAGACGGATATGAAACTCAATTTCAAGACTACCTTAATTATCTTTACGACACATATAAGGGTAGAAGTAATCATTGGCTAGAATCATTAAAGTCCAATTACAAAAAGTATTATTATTGGACTTTAGTATTTGATGACGCAGATAAAGATATAATTGCTTTTAGTTGTATACAGGATCATTTTTTTGAGCCGGGGACTGTCCGTATACTTACACGAACTTGGTTTGATCCTAAAACTAGATCACATGATGGAGCACTATGGAGGCATACTCCTGTAGCTTCTATGGCTAAACATCAAATAGAATGGCTACAAGACAAAGGTTTTGAAAGAGCTATCTTTACGCTAGAGCCGGATAGAGGGCATAGTCTAATAAAATTTTTATCAAAAAAAATAAACAAGCGGACAGGTATAACTAATTTTGTGCCTCAATCTGAAAGAATGAAAACATTTAGAGATGCCCAAGAAAAGGATTATCAATGGTATGCTGAACACATATTTTAAAATACCAAACCTACATATAGATACAAAAGAAATAGAAGCTGCCGCTGGAATAACTAAGTATCATTTTTTAGAATACGACAACTTTAAAGCAAAAATTTACGCAAAAGATATTCCTACGGAATGTAAAAAACTTATTGAGCTTAGAGACACAGGCCTAATGCATGACATATTTACAATAATACATTATAGTGAAGATAAACTTACAGCTGATGTAAACAAATTTTTCAAAAAAATTGATGGAGAATATGTAATAGGTAAACACAAAGATGGAAACGACATGAGAGAAGGCTTTAAACGATATGCCGGATCGCTTGTATTTCCATTGTATAATGCAGATAACAGCATAGTTGAATGGTATGCTGACCATCCTAATCAACAAGAAAGTAATGTTAGGACTGGCACATGGTGTGACAATGAAGAAATATTGTCTGAAAAAGTTTGCGAAGTTTCTATGGTGAATGAAAAACCAATTATACTTAGAACTGATGCCTGGCACGGAATTAGATTCAAAACTGTGCCTAGAGTAATTATGCGTTGGTTATTTAGGCACGACCTTACTTGGAACGATATTTCAAAGTTGTTTGATTGATTGATGAATGTAACTGCCCTGTCTTTGCGTAAAGTAACTTCGTCCGCCTGCCGCATATTTCATAAAAATACTAGGATCTTTTAAAGGTATTTGTTCTGACAACGTGCCTATATGTGTGTCATAGAAGAATAATTTATTTTGTTCTTGTTTTAAGATTTTATTATTGTTAAAATAATCATACCAATTATATTTGTAATTTTTAATTTTTCCTGTATCTGGGTCGAAGTCAGCACTTATCATTAAATCATTTTGATATAATATAAGATCTTGCAAAGCAATATCATTGTATTTTTTCAAATATTGTTTAATCTCTTCATAAAATGTTTTTTTATTTTCAGAAATCACAGTCCAAATAAATTGTTGTTTTCTAAAAGTGTTACCCCATTT